TTCGTATTGCGGGCCCCAGCTGGACAGATCCCAGTACCAGCGCTGCGTGGCCTTCTTCGCCGGCATATTGGCCGGCGTCGTTTCCGGATTGTCCGGTGCGGTCAGGAACAGGCTGAACGAGATCGAGCACTGGCCGTTGTACATCGAGATGTAGCTGCTGCCCCAGTTGCCCTGCCACCCGTAGTTCGGCGATTGCGGATGCAGCGGGTAGGCATTCCAGTTCGCCATCCCGGAAATCGAGACGCCGCCGGCCAGGTATTTCGTCTCGCCCGGTTCCAGATGCACCCACGCCTGCCAGCCCGAGGCTTGCACCACAAGTCCGACGGCGAAATCGAAGGTGTTGCCCACCTTGATCACGAAACGGAAGGTGGTGATGTTCTTCATGTCGAACACGGCATCGAACAGGATGCCGGTTCCGTTCGCCGGCCACGGATAGAGCACCGGACTGCGCGTGTAGGTCACCTCGAACGGCGGGATGATGCCGTCCGTCATCCCGGGCGTGTAGCTGATCAGCGACGGCATGTGCGAGAGCCAGATCGGCTTGTACGACATTTGCGCAATGCCACTCACCCCGGGTACGCTGGCATATACATAGCGCTGTCCTGTCTGGTAGCCGTAGGCCAGCAGGATGTAGCGCAGTCGATAGGTGCCAGTCGTTGGTAGGCCAAGAGGAGTCGGATCCAGGGTGCCAAGCCAGTAGAACCAGTCCACGTTGTAGTGCCGGATGATGCCGTTGGCGTCTACCGACATCTGTTCCCAGCCGCTCGGCCACCAGCTGTAGGTGGTCATCTGGCCGGGCGAATAGTTTGAGCCGTGCACGCTCTGGTACCAGATCTGCCCGGATTCCAGATGGGTCACCTCGATCACGGCGGCGATGCCGAAGTAGCCGACACCGGTGCTGACCTGATAGGAGAGCGGCTGCGTCGGATCGACCCGATCCGCGACGGCGGCCGGGATCGGTCGGGACTCGAAGCGCACCCACAGGTCGGCGACCCGGTCGATGATGAGATGCAGGCTGCCGAGGAACTGCGAGCCGCTGCTACCGGAGAATTTCAGGGTGCGACCGTAAAGCTCGAAATACGGGTCGGGCGTCACCGTCTGCTGATCGCGCCACTCCCAGCGGAAGTTGCCGCCCCCCGGACCGTGCAGCACGTAGTTGAAGTCGACCGGCTTGGCGAAGAGCTCGCGCCGCAGCATCGGGCAGGGCGTGGGCGGCGGCGGGGGCGTCCCGCCAGCAAACGGCACGGACAGCCGGGCCTCGATGCCTTTGGACTCGGTGGTGCTACCGCGTGTCACGCCACCCCGGTCGAGGCGACTCGATACGGTAAGGCGCAGACCCGGCTCGGGTTCCGACTGCGAGGCGTAATGACGGCTCTCGCACTGGTTGTACGCCTGGCTCACGGCATTGTTGAGATCGCCGCTCACCTGGTCGTAGTAGCGGCGCGCCAGCGGACTGTGATCCGGCTGCGGCTGAATCCACCAGTAGCTGTTGCCGAACAGCCAGTAGAAATCGACGCCCGGCCAGTCGTAGATCCACCAGTCGCATTCGCGGCTCCGGCGTACCTCGTCCTGCGCGCTCTGCCAGGTGCAGGCGAAGAACTCGATGGGCAGCCCTTGCTTGAGGTTGGCTTTGACCGGGCCGCCCGGGGGTGGCGTGACATCCGGCAAAGGTTCCGGCAACGGCACTCTCATCACGCGCCCCTGGAGAGTTCGCGCAGCGCCTGCGCCAGTTGCATGGCCGTCTCGCGCGAGGACTGCACCGTGTGCCGCTTGCCGGCAACAAAGAAGCGCAGATCGACCACGTCGCGGGCAGGCGTGCTCGAATCGCCGGCCATCATCGCCATCTGGCTCACCGCATTGCCTACCGCCCCGCCAGCGGCGAAGCGTGGCATGGCCGGCAGAAAGCCTGCGTTGAGCGCAGCAAAGAAAGCCTCGCCGAACTTGCGCACGGAGGCCGCCCGGATCACGAACTCACCGTGGGAGAGCAGCGCCGGCACCGAATCCGAGGTCTCGGTGCCCGGGCCGAAGATGCGTCCCGACATTCGCCGAAACCCTTCGGCCACGGTCTGCCCACCTTCGGCCAGCTTCTGGATCAGACCGCCCTGGGCATTGGTATAGACCTTGGTGACGTAGATCGTGTGGGTGCTGGAGGTCGGGCGCAGCAGTTCCGACACGGCCGCCCGGTACTGATTCAGGTCGGGCTGCACGGTGTGGGTGGCCGAGGTCGGAGCCGACAGCACCGTCTTTGCATCCAGGGCGAACGACGCCAACTGCTGGCGGGGCTGATCGAAGGACACCAGCGCCGGGATTTCTACATTGGCGCTGGCCAGCGTGCCCTTGAGCCGGTCGATGTCGGCAATGACCTGACTCGTGTCGGCCTCGACCTTGGCGAGCAGTTGCAGGTTGTCCGTGTCGGACTTGAGTTTCTCCAGGGAGGATTGCGCTTCCTTGGTGTCGGCCTGAATCTTGGCGACCAGCTGCTGTGCCTCGGTCAGCGCTTTGAGTTTCTCGATGCCGGTCTTGGCGGCCTCGATGTCGACGTCGAGCTTGAGCTTGTCCTGCGCGAGCAATTGGCTCCGCAGCTTGTCCAGTTCGTCGGAAACAGAGGCGAGTGCCCGCTTGGCTTCGTCGGCACCCTGGCCAGCGGCGCTGGCAGCCTGCTTGTGCGCGTCGCCCAAGCCCTTCAGGGCCGCATCGGCAATGCCGGCGGCCTCCTTGATCTCGCCGATGGCGGTCGCCGCCGCCTGGCCTTCGGACACCACGGTCTGGGTGACCGTCTTGCCGTTCTGCTCGACCTGGCGGGTCACCGCCGAGGCGGTACGTTCGGCCAGGGCGATGGCTTCCTCGGCAAGTTTGCGGGCCTGCTCGTAGTTGCCGGCGGCGAGCGCCGCACGGGCCTGCGCCTGCTTCTCGTCGATCTGGCGCAGCCGATCCTGATAGGCCGCATACTCGTCCATCCCCTTGCGGGACAGTTCTCGAATGCGATCCTCGACCGACAGCCGCAGATTGAGCCGCGCTTCGTCGGCGGCCTTCGCCGCCTGCAGGTGACGCTGCTCCTCGGCAATGAGGCGATCCACCGTGGCACGGTAGGCCGACTCCAGTTGGCTGTAGATGGCGATGCGCGCATCAATAGCCTGCCGCTCGACGGCCTGCACATCCTGGCCCGCCGCCCGCGCCAATGCCACGGCTTGGCCGTAGGTGGTTTTCCAGGCCGCCTCCATCTGCCTGGCACCGGCTTCCACGGCGGTGAGTTTCTCGCGCTCGGCGGCGAGCAGCGCCTGGGCCGATTCACGGATCGCGGCGGCCTCGGAGCGAGCGGCATTCTGCGCCGCCACTTCCTGGCGCTTGTAGTTCGACTCGATCTCGGCAACGCGGGCATCCCATATCGCCTTGATATCGGCCGCCACCTGGCGGTACGAGGCCGAGAGTTGCTTGACCGTCTCGGCCGCCTTCTTGGTTTCGGCGTCGAGCGCCTGCCGGATGGCTTCGCCGGCCTGAGTGGCCGCGCCCTGGATGGCGCGCAGGGCGTCGCTCGTTGCGGGCAGCGCGGCCTTGAGTCGCTCGGCAGCCTGTGCCGCCAGCATCATCTGGGTTTTGACGGAGAGCGTGCCGGTATTGGCCAGTTCCTCCATCGCGGCGGTCAGCTGCTCCAGTTGCTGGCGCTGGCGGTTCATCTCGTCGATGGCGCGGTTGGTTTCGCGGATGTCCTGCACCATCTTGACGATGCCGCGCCCCATCTCCCAGACGGCGACGGCGGCGAGCACTGGCAGGAAGCGCATGAAAGCGGCCTTCAAGACATTGACCGACTCCATCAGCTTGGCGACGGCGGCCACACCCTTCACCGCGAGCACGGCGACCAGTGCCTCGCCCAGCACGCGCGCGACGGTCATGATTTCCTCGCCGTGGCTCGCTACTGTCACAAGCGTGTCGGCGAGTTTCTGCAAGGCCGGCAGCGCAGCTTCGGCCACCTTCATGGCAATGCCGGACAGCGCCTGCTTGACGGTGTCGAGGGTGTCGTTGAATTTCTCTGCGGCTTTCGCGGTGTCGCCGCTGATCTCGAGGCCAAGCTCCTTGAATTTCCGCTTGAGCTCCTCGATGCCTGCCCGCCCCTGGTTGAGGAAGGGAATCAGCTCGACGCCGCTCTTGCCGAAGATCTTCACGGCCAGCGCCGACTTCTCGGCCCCGTCGGGCATCGCCGCGAAGGCGTCGGCGAGGTCGAGCAGCACCTCCTCGGTCGGGCGCAGTTGGCCGGCGGCATCCTTGACCGAGACGCCCAGGCGGCTGAAGGCCTCGACCTGTTCCTTCGAGCCGCCCGCCGCCTCGATCATTGCGGTGGCGAGTTTTTTGATGCCGTTCGCCAAGCCTTCCAGGCTCGTTCCAGACTGCTCGGCGATGGGGCGCAACAAGGACAGCGATTCGACCGAGATGCCGGTCTTCTGCGAGAGCTTGGCGAGCTCGTCTGCGGTTTCCAGCGCGTGGTTGCCGGCGGCAACCAGTGCGCCCAGCGACAAGGCCGCGCCCAGCCCCGCCAGCACCCCGTTGACCTTGCTGGCAGCCGATGACAGCCCCTCCAGATTCGCCTTCACGGAGGCGAGCGCCGCCTTGGTCTGGTCAATCGCGGTGATGAGGATTTGGGCGCGGTCGGAGGCCACGGCTTACAGACCTTGTGCGTTCAGTTGTTGCAGGATGGCGGTGGAGAGCTTGGGTAGTTGCGAGCGCACGAGGCCGGGCAGATCGAAGCGTCCGCGCAGAGTCACCGAGGGCACGAGCACGGCGATGGGGATCTCCTGACCCCGCTTGATCGACTTCGCGCCGGTGCGGCCGCGCTCCGCCCGCTTGAAGCGGCGCAACTCGGCTCCGTTGTCCTGGATGTTCTCGGCCATCAGGATCACGCGGCCGTTCTTCTCGATGAAGAAGGCATTGCCGGCGCGCATCAGGCCGTCGATCACGCGCCGGAAGGCCTTGCGGCCGATGCGCTGGTGCTCGGGCAGGAGCGGAATCAGCAAGCGGCCGCCGATGGTGCCGCCACGGACGTGGATGCCCAGCCAGGGGATCTTCGAGCCGATCAGTAGCGCCGGGAATTTCTCGGGGCTGCCGGCGTAGAGCTTGTACCGCATCGATTTCACGAACCCGGCCTTGCGCACCTTGAAGGCCGACTGCATCCGGGCGCGGGCCGTATCGGCGATCTCCTTGCCTGCGGTCTTCATGCCGGCCTCGACCGCCTTGCGGATCGCCCGACGCTTCTCAGGCACCCAGCTGTCGAGCCGCTTCGGATCGAGTAGTCCTGACGTGGTGAGGGACAGCTTCACGGCTTGATTTCCCGGGCGAGCGACTTGATCTCGGCCCCGCCGCCGCGTGTCGCGGTGACGAGGAGCGCGAACTGGACGGCCAGTTCCTCGCGCTCGGCACGCTCGGCGGCGGCGAGAAACGCCCGCACCTGCGCCAGCGTGTAGCTCAGGACGTCGGGGTAACGGTGGCCGGATCGGAGGAGTCGGCCGATGGCGTCGCTCCAGGGATCACCGTGCCGATCCGCTGGCTGACCCGTGTGATCTCCGGCACCACGCGGCGGATAAAAAAATCCACGTTCGCCCCGAACACCGCCTCGGCCAGCCGGATCGCGTCGTCCAGGGCGAGATTCGACACCCACTCCGGCGGTCGGCGGCAGGCGATGGCCAGCGCCAGGATCACCGACTCGCCGTCCTCGGACAGCAGGCGCAGCCAGTCGGGATCGGGGCCGAGCTTCCCGGCGAAGGGACGCACGGTGCGGGCGAAGATAGGCAACTCGCCTACCCGGAGCGGCGTGATGTCGAGCGTCTCGCCGCCGACGATCACGGTCTCGGGAACGGGCGGCAGCGCGGCAAAGGTCTCGTAAGTCATGGCGATCACCCGAGCTGCACGATGCGGCCGAACTGGCCGAGCATCGCGTCGTAGGGCTTCGTGGAATCGGCCAGCAGCGAGCCTTCCAGCTCGAACTTGTTGAGGTCGTTCGAGATGATGTCGAACTTCTTCAACGGGTCGAAGGCCACGCGGTAGAGCTCGATCAGCACCTTGGCGTTGCCGGCGGCGGTGTTCACCCCTTCGAGACGCAGGAAGCGTTCGGGCAGGGGCTGGGTGAAGATACCGATCTCGGTCACCGCGCCGAAGGTGTAGCTCGCCTTGAACGGCGGCGTGAGGCCGGTGATGTCCAGAAACTGGACGGCACCGAAATCCTCGTCGGCCGTGTAGTGCGTGCCGGGTGTCAAGGTCGCCGGCGTGCCGGCCGAATCGACCACGGTCAGCGCCGACACCTTGGGGTGCGCCAGGAAGTAGCGGTCGCCCACCACCGGCGCCGCCCCGCCCACCGGCTCGCCGGTGACGCTGCCGCCGGCATCGCTGACATGGCTGCCATAGAGGGCGAGCGACAAGTTCTCCTTGGTGAATTCCTCGATGGTGAGCGCGACGGTGGCGGATTTCTGCTTGACCAGGCGCAGGTCGACCGCGCGCTGGCCGGTCTGGCTCTCGTAGTGTTCGATCACGTCGGTCTTGAGGGCCAGCGATAGATCGGCGACGTTGCCAGGCGTGCGTACATTGATCGGCTCGCCGTTGGCGTTGCGTTCGCCGAGATAGACGCGGCCCTGGAAGGAAGCGTAGTAGGACATGCTGGATTACTCCTTGGTGGTCTTGACGGCCTTTGCCGTGGCATCGGGCGCGTCCGATGCCGGCTCGGGGCGATGGGTGGCGGGTTCGGCGATGCGTTGGTCGATCAGCCAGCGGGCGGCGTGCTCGTCCACGTCGATGACGTGGCCGGCGGGATAGGCCACCCCGGCATGGGTGTGGGTGACCTTGAGTTTCAGCTTGGGCATGTCAGCCTCCTTGAGTGATGTCGGATACGAGGGTGCGGTAGGTGATGCGATAAAGGGCCGGGATGGCGATGGCGTCGATGTCGGCGTCTTCCGCCTGGTAGTCGGCGTCCATCTCGGAGATATTCAGCGCCAGGCCGCCGAGGGTGGGATCGGCGAATAGCGCCACATGGGCTCGGCAGATCAGGTCGTCGGCCACGGCATGGCCATCGACCGGATCGCGGGCATGGCCGAGGAGGCGCACGACGAGGTCGCGCTCCATGCGGTCGTTGCTGCGCTTCACTGGGGCATCGGATTCGATGAGCACGACGAGAACCGGCGTCTGCTCGCGAGGAATGGCCGTGGTCGGCTGGCGCAGCACGGTGACGGGTGCTACCGCCGCCTGGCAACGCGCCTGCACTTCACGCACGATGCGTTCGCGTACCGAGATCATGAAAGCCTCGCGAGCTTCGCCCGGCACTCGGCTCCGTCACGCAATGCCATCACCTCCCGCACGCGGTAGGGCTGGCCCGCGATCTCTATCGTGTCACCGACGGCGAGCTGCAGACGCTCGCTCGGAAACTCGATCTCGTAGTCGCGGGAGAGCGACAAGCCGTCGAGCACCGTTTCGTCCGGCGCACGGAAGGCCGCCTGCACCGTGACCGCTCCGACCTTGACGGCGGTGAGCAGCCCGCAGCGCGCGGCCGCGTCGTAGAGGTCGGCGACGCTCATCCCCATCACGCCGCCGTCAGCCGCACCAGCACGCCGGGGCGATGGCACATCGGCAGCGGGTTGGACTGGGTGTGCAGATCCGTGCCGCGATCGAACTTCCTCGGCTCCTGCTTGGCGTAGAGCGGCTGGCCGAGGGTGTTCACCGTCTCGTTGAAGTCCGCCGGCGCGAAGTAGGTGGCGAAGGTGTCGACCGTGCCGAGCGGGAAGGCATGGGCCTCGCCGGGGGCGATGAACTTGCGCACCGTACCGTTGATGTCGCTCGCCTGGCCGCGATACTCCTCGAAGGTGATACCGGCGAAGGTGAAGCCCGCGCGCACGTCGTTGATCAGAATCGCCCCTTGCTGCCAGTTGGCATAGGCCTCCTTGACCGTCTTGTGAGTGGTGAGCGCCCGGAAGAACTCGGGCGAGCAGAGCACGTGCACACCGGTCATGAACTCGCCCTTGAGGTTGTCCTCGATTTCGGCGAGCACGTCGTAGCAGTGGCCCTTGACGTCGCTGTTGGCGTTGGCGAGATCGAAGTTGATCGACGTCTGGGACAGGCCGAACTCGGTGTAGAGGTCGTAGATCGTGCTGCCGTCGGCGTCCAGGATCTGGCCTTTGAGCGCGCCCATGCGCAGGTGCTCCAGGGTGATGGCATGTTTGTTCCGCATGGTCTCCAGATGCCGCGCCATCACGCCGGAAATCGCTTCCATCTCCGTCTCCGAGCCGAAGGCGCGGATGCCCTGCACTTCCTCGGGCAGCACTACGTCGTCGTGCGGGATGTGGGGGATGACGAAGGAGCGCAGCTTGCGGGTGCCGCGCTCGCCCACGGTGCCCGGCGAGCCGGGCGGTTTGGTCGGCAGGAGGTTCAGCCGTCCGGCGTACTCCTCGACGATGATCTGCCGGGTGCGCACGGGCTTGGCCGGAAAGAGGCCCAGCTGCTCGATGCGGCCGTAGCGGTTGGGAATGAGGTTGATGGCCGTGGTGAGGCTCGCCATCGAGAAGCCGGGGTTGTCGAAGGGATTCTGCATTTCGGGTCTCCAGAAGTAGGAAACCCGCCGGGCGGCGGGTTTTTCGGGGGATGAGAGGGGCTGCTTACGCTGCGTCGCGCACCAGGATGCCGAGGGCGACGAGTTGCGCTTCGGCGGCGGCCTTCTGCGGGGCGGTGATGCCGGCTGGCCAGATGAGCGCGCTGCGCGCGACGATGGCGTGGCGCAGGATGGCGATGGCGTCGTCGCGATCGATCAGCGTCGCGTCGGTGTCGGCCGCGAGCACGCCCACGGCCGTTTCGGTGCCGTCGGTCGCACTCGGCGCCAGGGCATACAGCTTGCCGTCGGCGGCCTTCCTGCCGAGCACGGTGCCGAGTTGCAGGTTCTGACCGGCGGCGACCGTCACGGTCTCGCGGGAATAGAGGTTCGGCGCTTCGTACTTCAGAAGATCGCCGAGATTCTTGGCTTGGGTGATGGCGGACATGGCTTACTCCTTGCGGATGAGTTTCTTGATGGCGGCGACCACGGGCGAGGACTCGGGGCGCTCAGGGACGTCGGTGCCGGCTTCCGCCGTGATGGTGGAATGGATGGGCGTGGCGTCCGTCCGTGCGGCCTTGGCCTCGACCAGTACCCGGCGCACCTCGGCCTCGGTGTGGCCTCCGGCGATGAACTCGGCGGCCTTCTCGGGGCAGCCGGCGATCAGACACAGCTCGGCGATCGCCTGGGCGGATCGGGCGACTTCACGGCGGGCCTCGGCGACCCGCGCAGCCAACTGAGCGGCCGCCGCATCCACGCCGATCGTTTCGGGCAGTTCGTTTTCTGCTTGCATGGATTCCTCCTTGGTTGGGAGCGCCGCCTCGGTTCGAGTGCCTGCCCGAGCCTGAGGCGGCTTGCGGCTTCGGGAGCTGAGGAAAGTCGAGAATTCGGAAAGCGTCGCCTCCAGCGTGCCGACGGCGTCGGCGAGACCCGATGCAACGGCGTTCGGGCCGAAGTAGAGGGCGGCTTCCGTCGCGCGTACCGCCGTCTCCGGCAGTCCGCGCATGGCGGCAACAAAGCCGACGAAGAGGTCGTAGAGCCGGTCGACCTCGGACTGGAGTTCGGCCTTCGCGGTGTCGGTGAGCGGCTCGTGCGGCGAGAAGTCGTTCTTGTGCCGGCCCGCCGTGATGGCCGTGTAGCGGTAGCCCTCGTTGGCATCCTTCACCGACTGGTCGATGTGCAGGGCGATGACGCCGATCGAGCCGACACCGCCGGTCTCGGTGACGACGAGGCGTTCGGCGGCAGATGCGATGGCGTACGCCGCCGAGAAGGCGGCATCGTCGGCCACGGCCCACACGGGTTTCACGGCGGCGGCCTCGCGCACGCGGCGGGCGAGTTCGAAGCTGCCGGAAGCCTCGCCGCCCGGCGAATCGACATCGAGCAAGATGCCCGCGATGCTCGGGTCGGCCAGCGCCGTATCGAGCATCGCGCCGATGTCCTGGTAGCTGGTGAGCCCCGATGCCGCGTCCAACCCCAAGGTGCGCTTCACCAGGGTACCGTGGATCGGGATCACGGCAATGCCAGGCATCGAAAGAGGCGTGCTGCGCGGCGGCGGTACGGCAAGTTCTACAGTCGGCGTTTGGATGTCGAGCCGATGGCCGATCGCGGCCAGGATCACGTCGAGCTTGGCGCGATGGACGAGCAGCGGCGTCCCGAAGATGCGGGAGGCGAGGTGGGGCAGCATGGGTTGAACTCCTGTGGAGGGGTTACTACAATTGTGGTAAGCTGTTTCCGCTTGAATAGACAGGTGACGCCATGACGACTTCGACCTCCATCCGCATCGACCAGAAGCTCTATGACCAAGCTCGCGTTGAGGCGCTGGCCGAGCATCGGACCATTGCCGGTCAGGTCGAGTACTGGGCCAAGATCGGACGTGCCGCCCTGGACAACCCCGATCTGCCGGTCAGTTTCATCGCCGAATCCCTGGCATCGATGGCCGAACCTCGTGAGGACGCCACGCCCTTCGTGCCCAGAAGCCGGCGTCGATGAACTACGCCCTCAAGCAGACCCGCCGCTTCGCCCGCGCCTACAAGAAGCTCCACGACAACATCGCCGCCGATGTCGATGCCGCCACGGAGGTCGTAGCGGCCGATCCCACCGTAGGGGAACGCAAGAAAGGCGACCTGGCCGATCTGTTTGTCTACAAGTTCCGCAGCCAGAATCAGCTCTACCTCCTCGGCTATACCGTCGATGAAGGTGTTCGCCTCGTCTATCTCGAGGCTGTCGGGCCTCACGAAAACTTCTATCGGGATCTCAAGCGCTCGTAGCCGCATCCGCTGACTCCGCATCCTGGGGCTGTGCGGTTTCAGCGGGTCCCCCTGTGTCGTGGCGCGGATCCGAATCAAAAACCAATCCGAGCGCATCGGCACGAGCGTTGTCGGCGGCGATCTCCCTGTCGACGTCCTCGGCGTCGTAGCCGTAGGCCGAGATCGCCTCCGAGCGGCTCATGAGCCCGGCGCGGATGGCGAGCTTCATGGCATTGAACTCCTTCTGCGGATCGACCCACTGCCAGCCCTGGGGGATCCACTTGGCGGCCTGGTACTCGCGCCGGCGACGACCGTAGCCGGGCAAGGTCAGCGCACCTTCGAGCACCGCCTGGTCCATCCAGGCCCGCCAGATGGGGCGGCAGAGCTGATGGACGATCACGCCGTGCTGGATGGCCTCGCAGCGGCGGCGGAACTCCAGCAGCCCAGCGCGGATCGACGAGTAGTTCACCTGGGTGAGATCGCCCGTGAGCATCTCGTAGGTGATGCCCATGGCGGCGGCCACCGCCCGGAACTGCTGGCGCATGAATTCGGCGTAGGAACTGCCAACGTCGGCCGGAGCGGAGAACTTGATGTCCTCGCCCGGCTCCAGAATTTGCAGGGTGCCTGGTTCGAGCCCGGCCAGTGCCACGCCATTGGCGTCCGACAGTCCTTCGCCCATCAGGTTGTCCTCGGGGGCCAGTCGCGTGATGAAACCGGCGAACATCGCGGCGGTCTTCTTGCGCACCAGTTCGGCATCGTCGTACTGGTCGAGCTCGTTCAACTTCACCAGGGCACGAGCCAACCAGGGCTCGCCGCGGATCTGCCCAGGGCGCAGCGGCCGGAAGAGATGGATTACCTCGGAGGCATCCACCCGCACCGTGTCGATGCCGCCGGCGCCGGACATGGGGGCGAGACCACCATCGTTCGGATGGGAGCGGTAGAGGTGGTAGGCCACCCGACGCCCCAGCCGGTCGAACTCGATGCCGGCGCGGATGAGGTTGCCGGAAGGCAATTCCCGGTTCATCGCCAGCGGCAGATGCTCGGCCTCCAGCACCTGGATTTGCAGCGCCACCGGCAGCCCGTCCTCCGGACGGCGCCAGCGCAGACGCACGATCGCCTCGCCGCCCTCCAGCATGGCCCGACAGGCGAGCGCCTGCAGGCCGTAGAAATCGGTGAGCCCGGCCGCATCGGCGACCTCGCACCAATCCCACCACAAATGCTGGATGGCTTCGCGCTGGGCCGCATCGCCCACCATGCTCTGCGGCTTGATGCCGGTGCCGATGGCGTTGGCCACGAAAGCCTCGATGCCGGCGGCCGCCCAGGCATTGCGCCGCACAAGGTCGCGGCTCTTGGCGCGCAGTTGTTCCTGCGTGTAGGCGAGCGCCGCCACCGCGCCAGGGTTGGGAACCGACCAGGCGAGCGTGCGCCGGCCGAGGCCCGCACCGTCATAGATGGGCGTACCGCCGAAAACGCGGCGTTTGATGGTTCCAAACCAGCCCATCAGAAACCCTTCCCGGTCGTCACCCGGATCTGGCGCGGCGCACGCGGATAGAGACCCGTGGCCACGGCATCCTTGTGCATGGCCGCCTCGACCTCGGCGATGGCTGCTTTGAGTTCTTCGACCGTACGGTACTCGACCGTTTTGTCGCCGAAGGTGACGCGCTTCTCGCCACGGGCCAAGCTATCGCGCAGGGCCTGCAACTGGGCTTCGGTGTAGGTCGGCGTGCTCATCGATAGACCACCAGGTTGAGTTCGGTCGTATCGGCCAATGACCCGCTGTTCGAGGTGCAAACGATCTCGAGGCTGGCGGCCGTCTTGCCGTCGGTCGTCGTGCGCGCCGCAGCGACCCGGATGGTGCTCGTCGAATTGCTGCGGGCAGCCGCCACCCAGCAATAATCCGTGTCGGCGAAGGGCGTGGCGAAGGTGACGCGGTAGCGGCCGGCGACCAGACGCGTCACCGAAGCGACGTTGTGCGCGGCACGAAGCTGGATCGTCCCGCCCACGTAGCCGAAGTTCGCCCAGGCCCGCGCGAGCCCGGGATGATCGGGACGGATCAGCCCCTTGATCTCGGTCCCGATGCGGGCGGCGAGCGCGGAGAGTTGCGCGACCAGGCTCATCACTTACACCAGGGCCGCGTTGAAGATCGCCACGAAGTCGGTGTTGACGTCTCCGATGTCGGCGGCGGCCACCGCGCCGATATTGTCGCGGGCCTGCTGCTGTTCGACCACCGTCAGCGTCTGGGCTGCGTCGAAGCGCACCCGCTTGTCGATGGCGGTGGTGAGTGCGGCGATGCCGGTCTGGTCGTTCTGCAACGCCTGCTGCAGTTCCAGCAGGGTGTCGTAGGCCGGGTCGGCACCACCCAAGATGTCGGCCTTGAGCGCATCGAGCAGGGTGACGACCTTGTTCGATGAATACGTAGTCGTCGTCGACACATGCAAATCGTCGATGGCCACGGCCGTGATGATCGCGGCCTTCAGTTCGTTGATCGCCGCGACCAGGCTCGACTTGTCGGTGGTGGTCAGGTTGGTCAGCGTGCCGGTGCGGCCCTTGACGGTGTTGAATTCCTCGGCGACGCGCAGGACGAAGCTGTTGAGTTGGGTTTGCAGACTCATGGGAAACATCTCCTTCAGGTTTCAGGAAAGCCAGCGGCTCTTGATCACGCGCCGGCTCGTTCTCGGGGCTCCAGAAGCAGCAAGGCCACCTCGCTGGGTGGCCTCGTTGATCGAACCGCTCGTTGTGTCCGCGTCGGTAGGCGGCGGCAGCCCGAGCTGTCGTTCCAGTTCGCGCCAGTGCCGCTCCTCGAAGCGGTCGAGGCCGGCGGCACTCGCCGCCGCGCGGGCATACACGTAGCAGTCGAGCGCCTCGTTGCGCTCGCGCATCTTCTGCCACTCCCGGATAGCGAAGCCGTTGCGATCGCGCCGGGTGACGAGCTGCTCGGCGCAGAGCTGCTGGACGAACTCGGCATCGACCCTGGGCAGATGCACAAAGCCGGCGGGGTAACGGATCGTGACGCCGTCGTCGGCCACGTCCGCGCTCTTCCTCAGGTTGTTGTAGAACTCCAGCTTGGCGATGCCGGCGGCGACCGAGAACACCTTGATGCCCCGGCGCAGCTTCTTGCCGCCCCGGGAAAGATCGACCGCCGTCGGCGTGCCGATCAAGGCCGCGCCCCCCATCGTTCCACTTCTCACGCCCTTGACGGCCATCAGGCGGGGATCGCGGGCCAGCCGCACGAAGCTGTAGGCCTCCTGTGTGGCGAAGCCGGTATCCAGGGCAAACCTGGCGAGTGGCAACTGCGCCCCGGAAGCGTGCGTCCAGGTCTCGGCGATCAGCTCGGCCAGTCGTTTCCACACCGCGTCGCGGGCGGTATCACCCATCAGCACGCGATGCTCGACGAGCCAGGACTCCTTGCCGCGCCCGAAGGCCCAGATGGAGGCCTCGATGCGATCCTTCTGCACGTCGGCCCCGCCCACCAGTAGCAGGCCGCCGGCCGGGATGCGTCCGAGGGGATAGTTCTCGCGCCGCTCGATCAGTCGCTGCCAGTCGGGCGCCTCGCCTTCCTCGACCCAGGTCTCGCCGAGTTCGGTGTTCTTGAAGGTCTTGATGGCCGCCGCCGATCCGGATTCCTTGTTCACTGCGCTCTCCCAAGCGGCGGCAATCTCCCGCCAGCTACGCCAGCCCACCGGGCTGTAAAGGGACGACAGGTGGAAGCCCGCCGTCTTGGTTCCGTTCTCGGGGGCCATTGCGCGCCATTCGCCGTGCTCCAGCATCCAGGTCTTGTGGCTCTCCGGAATCGGTTCGTCGCACGCCTCGCACACGTAGGCCGCCGTCTCCGGCCGCCCCTTCTCCCAGCGCAGCTGCTCGAAACGCAGCCATTGCCGATGCGAGCAATGCGGGCAAGGCAGGAAGTAGCGACGCTGATCCGAAGCCTCGTACTCCCGCTCGATGCTGCTCGCCCCGGCGATGGTCGGCGTCGATACGATAAAGATCTTGCGCCGGGCGAAGGTGCGGGTGCGCGCCTCGGCGAGTGAAATCGCATCGCCCTCGCCATCGACGTCGGATGGGTAGCCGTCGACCTCGTCGAGGAACAGGTAGCGCACCGGCATCGAGCGCAGGCCCACGGCGCTGTTCGCGCCCGTCATCACCAGCACGCCGCCGCGAAACTCCTTCGCCAGGATGGTGTTGCCGGCATCGCGGCTGCGGGCCGGCGCGATCAGTTCGGCCAGCACCGGCGACTCCTCGATCAGCGGGTCGATGCGCTGCTTGGAGTTGCGCTTTGCCATCTCGACCGTGGGCGACACGGCCATCATCGGGCCGGGAGCGTGGTGGATCACGTAGCCGATCCAGTTGTTACCCATCTCGGTGGCCCCCAGCTGCGCCGCCTTCATGAACACGATCCGCTCGACCGCCGACATCGGCGACAGGCAGTCCATGATCGCCTTCAGGTACGGCGTGCGGCTGGTGCGCCAGCGGCCCGGTTCGGCCGAGGCCTTGCTGGAAAGCATCCGGTGCCGGTCAGACCATTCGGACACGGTCAGCAGCGGATCGGGTGTCAGACCCTCGCGCCAGGCGCGCTCGATGTCGAGCGCCCCCTCGTAATCGAATTCCATCAATCCACCCGCGGGCGCATCTCGCCCAGTTCCTGCAGGTGCTCGCGCACGGCGGTCTCCAGCGCGACGTGCAAGGTGTGCGCGTCGACATCCAGCTTCGCCGCCATCTGCGCCGAGATGCGCGCCGGCCAGTTGAGCCAGGCGTCCCGCTCGGCCCGCGCCAGCTTGAAGACGTGGGCGATGGCTTGCGGCCGGTCGACGAGCTCGCCCTTCAGGCGCGCCAGGCGCACCTTGTTGGTCTGGGCCTTGACCACCTCGTTGACGGTGCGCGCCTGCAGCAGCGACGTGCCGCCCGCATTCAATGCCGGAGCGACCGGTTCGCCGGCATGCCCCTTGACTGCGACCGTTTCAGCGCGGCGCTTGGTGCCCTCCTTGGGCATGTCGGAATTTTTCGCCCACTCCCGGTCGGCCTTGTCCGGATCGATGCTGCCGTCGGCCTCCGGCGTGATCCGCCCGGCACGAATAGCCTTGTGCACGGCGGTATCCGACACCCCTCGGTGCCGGGCGTAGGCGCGAATCGACAGTCCCATGATCTCCATCAAGCATTGGCGCGGCCCCCGATCAAATTCAGCTTGGCTTCTCTCTGGAACAGCGCGTTCATGTCGTCACCATCAACCACCGCGAAGGAGCACGCCATGACCACAACCATCAAGCTCACCGACACCCAGCGCGAAGTGCTGAGGCTCGCGACCCAGCGCCCCGACGGCAACATCGAGCCGTTGCCGCCCCAACTCAAGGGCGGCGCCCGCCAGAAGGTCATCGAGGGCCTGCTCGCCCGCGATCTGATCACCAAGTTCCACTATCCCGACCACGTCGAGTACTACCTGACCGACGCTGGCTATACGGCCGTCGGCAGGAAGCGCAAGCTGCCGGCACCGGTCTCGCCCGACCCCGAGCTCGAAGCGGCCGTCTCCGTTGCCGAGGAGAAGTGGCAGGTCGAGCAGCAGGGCGCGGCCCAGCGACTGCTCCAGGCGAGCGTCGAGGGCAGACCCCGCACCCGTGCCGACAGCAAGCAGGCCCGGGTGATCGAGATGCTGCGCCGCCCCGAGGGGGCCACCATCCGGCAGATCTGCGAGGCCACCGGCTGGCAGGCGCACACCGTGCGCGGCACCTTCGCCGGGGCGTTCAAGAAGAAGCTGGGCCTCACCCTCACCTCGGAAAAACCCGAGGGCGGCGAGCGCGTCTACCGGATCGTGGAGGCATGACCATGTCGGCGAACGATGGCTATCCATGCACCCGCTGCCAGGGTAAAGGCAGAATACCTCATTACGCGAACGTCCTCGGTGGCGTGTGCTTCAAATGTGGCGGCTCCGGGCTACAGAAGTACAAACCAGCCATGCCATCGCGTCGCTGGTCTGTGAATGCCGTCCGCACCACCGACCGCAACGATTGCGTGGTGTTCCACGTGCGCGCGCGGACGGAAAAGGAAGCCATCCGGAAGGCACGAGACAAACTGGTTCGTGCCAGTCATCCGATTTACGACGCCTCCACTGTCCGAGTCGAACCATGGCCGGAAACGATCTGATTGTCATGGGCCACGCGACCTGGCGCCGCCTGATCGAACGCCAGGCCATCCGCCTCGCGCATGGCCTGCTGCCTGGTGTAGTCCTGCCAGCGGCGCACGATCACGTCCACGTACTTCGGGTCGAGCTCGATGAGCCGTGCCCGCCGCCCCGACTTCTCGGCGGCGATCAGCGTGCTGCCGGATCCGCCGAAGGGATCGAGTACCACGTCGCCCGGGCGACTGGAGTTGCGAATCGCGCGCTCCACCAGTTCCACCGGCTTCATGGTCGGGTGCAGGTCGTTCTTCTGCGGCTTCTTGATCTGCCAGACGTCGCCTTGGTCGCGGTCGCCGCACCAGTGGCGCTCGGCGCCCTCCGGCCAGCCGTAGAGGATCGGCTCGTACTGGCGCTGGTAGTCGGCGCGCCCCAGGGTGAAGGTGTTCTTCGCCCAGATGATGAAGGTCGACCAGTGGCCGCCGGCAGCCCGGAAGGCCGCCTGCAGGGTATCGAGTTCGCTCGACGACATCGCCACATACACCGCGCCCCTGCAGTGCGCCAAGGTCGGCGTCAGCGCCGCCAGCAGGAAGTCGTAGAAGCCCTCACCGAGATTGTCGTTGAGGATCGCGCGGTTTTTGCCGCGCAGCTTGTCCTTCGCGCTGTTGGCGTAGTTCACGTTGTACGGCGGATCGGTGAACACCATGCCAGCCAATTCGTCGCCCAGCACCTTGGCGTAGGCACCGGGATCGGTGGCGTCACCGCAGAGCACCCGGTGCTGGCCAAGCAGCCAAATGTCGCCCCGCCGGGACACCGGGGTTTCCAGCACCTCGGGGGCGGCGTCCTCGTCGGTCTGACCCTCGGTGCTCGCCTCCTCGCCAGAGAGCAGATCAGCCAAGGCATCGGCGTCGAAGCCAGTCAGGGTCAGATCGAAATCGTCATCCTGCAGGGCTACGAGTTCGACCTGGAGCATCGCTTCATCCCAGCCGGCGTTCTCGGCGATGCGGTTGTCGGCGATCACGAGGGCACGCCGCTGGGTCGGCGTCAGGTGGTCGAGCACCACCACCGGCACGGTGGAAAGCCCCAGCTTCTGGGCGGCAGCCAGTCGGCCATGCCCGGCCACGATCACGCCATCCGTGCCGGCGAGGATCGGATTGGTGAAACCGAACTCGGCGATGGAAGCCGCGATCTGGGCGACCTGCTCGGGTGAGTGCGTCCGGGCATTCCGGGCATAGGGCACGAGCTTGTCCGTCGGCCAGTGCTCGATCTTGTCGGCGAGCCAGTTCATTTTCGATTCCGTCCCCATGGCTGGTATGGCGGGTCGTCCAGTTTGGCCATGCGGTCGTTGAAGACGTCGGACAGGCGCTTCTTCGAGTCGCCATAGGTCGCCCTGACACCCTCCGGCTCGCGCTCGACCTCGACCTCGTCCCAGTCCTGGCCGGTAGCCTCCAGCACCGGCACGATGTCCGGGTGGTTCTTGATCCAGCGGATGACGGCCACATCGACATACTCGGGTGCAAGCTCCGAGGCGCGCACCTTGCGGCCGCATGCCTCGCCCGCAAGGATCGTGGTACCTGATCCCGAGAACGGTTCGAACACGATCTCGCCCGGTTTGGCGTAGGACTCCATGACGAACTTCGGCAACCCCAGCGGGAACACCGCCGGGTGGTCGATTTCGCGCTCACGGTCGATCGGCCCGCGCTGGCGGGTGACGGTGATGACGGAGTCGGGGATGCGAAAGTCTTGGGTCGGCTGACCCTCATGACACCAGCCGGTGCGTTCTCCTTCCTTGCTTCTCAATCCGCCGGCGCTCGTGCCATCCGCCCGCAGGTGCACGTCCTGTCCGGCGTATTTGCACGGCACGATCTTGTTGGGCTTTCTCGCCTCGCGATTGAAGTGGAAGATGAACTCGTGGCGCGGGGCCAATCGTCCGTTCCAGTCTCCCGGCACGGTGACGCCCTGGTCCCACACATACCAGCCGAAGCGACGCCAGCCCTGGTCACGCAACCACTCGATCCAGCCGTCCCAGTAGGGATGCCATTCGTTGTCGCGATGAACGAGGCCGAGGTTGACCAGCATCTGGCCGTCTGCACGCATGGCCTGTATCGCCGCGCCGAACACGCCTCGCATCAGCGCATCCCAATTGGCAATGCCGCCAGTGGTGTAGTTCCTTTGGTTGGCGTAGGGCGGGCTGGTGAAGAGAAGCGCCGCCTGCTCGCCCGCCATCAGGCGCGCGATGGCCTGGCGGTCGGATGAGTCGGCGCAGATCAGGCGATGTTCGCCCAGCAGCCAGACATCGCCAGGTCGGCTGATGACGATGCGCGGCGGGGAGAGGTCGTCCTCGTCCGCGTTCGACTGCGCATCGATCACACCATCCTCCTCGGCGGCAGGTTCTTCCGCGATTGCAGCCAGCAGTCGCTCGATCTCGACATCATCGAAGCCGGTGAGCGCAAGGTCGTATCCCGCCTCGGACAACTCGGCCAGTTCCAGCGCCAGCATTGCGTCATCCCACCCGGCGTCCAAGGCCAGTCGGTTGTCGGAGATCACGTAAGCGCGCTTCTGGGTGGGCGTGAGGTGGGCCAGTTCGATCACCGGCACCTCGGCCAGTCCCAACTTGCGCGCGGCGGCCAGCCGGCCGTGGCCGGCGATGATGCCGTTCTCGCCATCCACCAGGATCGGGTTCGTCCAGCCGTACTCGACGATGCTGGCGGCGATCTTGGCCACCTGCTCGTCGGTGTGCGTCCTCGGATTCCGGGCGTAGGGGATCAGCGCCTCGACCTTGCGGTACTCGACGTTGAGCATGTTCGGTTCGGTTTCCCAAGAAGGTGCGGCCCGGACGGGTGAAAGGAGGAAAGCCCCGTCACGAGCCGCAAGGGTCGTGGCTAGCGGTAGAAACTAAAAGGCCCGCGCAGTGGCGGGCCGGTCGGACTGGGGTGCAAACCTGCAAACCCTGCAAACCTCGGTTTGCAGTTTGACGCTAGCGAAATGCCGCGCGCGCGCCCCCCGCATGGCGAAGGCGACAGGAAGGACCCGTGGATTTCCAGGCGGCTTCCTCGACCGTCACCGCTGTCCAGAAGATAGCGGAAATACTACCCCCGGACTGCCCGATCTGTTGCAGGGGTCAAAGCCGCATCACGCCGCAGACGCACGCGGATGCACGATCCCTCCCGCCAAATCACGCCAAAACACGACGGCGCGGTGGCATGCGATCGTGCCCACCGACTTCAGAGCACGGCCTCAAGCCGCGACGATGCGAAACTCGGTGGCCTTGGCGACCGGCCGGACATGATTCTTCTCGCGCTTGAGTTCGACGATGCCATAGCGCGACATCGTCTTGAGCGTGCGCGAGAGGTTGCTCGGCTTGCGCCCGGTGGCCTCGGCCAGTTCCGAGATCGAGCCGGGCCGGGTCTCGGCGATCACCCGGATCAACGCCCGGTTGTCGTCGCTGAGCACCTCGGCCAGCGACTTCATCGAGGTGAACCAGATCTTCGGCTCGCCCGGCTTTGGCTTGTGCTCGCCGCGCGCGATCGCGAGCACACGCTCGCGGATCTTGTCCTGCGGCAGGATGCCGATCACGATCGGTTTCATCGTCATTCCACCTTGCTGCGGAGTGCGGTTCTTCCGATCACCCATCACTCGGATAATCGGCCTTTGCGTACCAGCTCGACGACCCGGTTTCGCACCTGCTCCAGCTTCTCGTCCTTGATTTGTCCTGCCACGCGCTGGAACAAGCCCTGATGAGCAGTAAACAGTTTTCCGGGACGGATGAAGCTGGTCCGCTGTAGTGAGCCCCGGGAGAAGTCCCCATCCGCCAGTTCGATCGCGAAAGGGTCGGCGTAGGGCCGGCTGGTGATCTGCAGGCACAGCCAGTCCTCCCGTCCTGCATGGGCAAGAACGAGTGCCGGCCGAAGCTTGGATGTCGACAAATCGGAGAACGGGAAAGGCACGAGGACCACGTCGCCTATTGCAGGTGCGTCCATGCCTCATCCTCTTCCGGTTTCAGCCAATCTTCCGCGAGGGCCTTTTCAGCCAGCTGAGTGACCTCGTCGATCTCAACCGGTGCCTCGTCCAATATGGTCACCAAAGCGCGATGCATGCCTTTGATCTTGACGGGCTCGGCCAGACGGACATGCCCCTGTTCGTCGATGATGGCTTCCACAGTCTGTTTCATCACATGTCCTCCGCTTTATCCGGATCGCCCGGCTCAAACCCGCTTCGCCGACAATCTCATTTTATCACCTATTGATACGTAACGCTGAGTGGAACTCACCCGTTCAGACGGTCAGCCACGATCTGCAGCGCCCGCTGCCACCGCCGCCAGGCCGTGGTCCGATCGCAACCGAAGCGCCGGCAGATGTCGCGCCACTCGAACTGCCGGGCGCGCAGCCAGACGAGATGCCGCTGCTCGACCTCGAGCCACTGCACCCAGCGCATCGCCTCCAGCATGCGCTCGACGGCCTCGGGCGATGGAGGAAGGGGTCTATGGTCGCCCTCCGGTGCGCCCATCACCTCCCAGGGCTCGCGCTTGAACTCGGGCCAGACGTTGAAGTAGCCCTGCACGCGCACCCTGGGCAAACGCCGCGCCGTCTCGGCGGCCTCGGCGAAGCGCGCCGCCACGTCCTCCTTGGTCCATTCAGCCACGGTGCTTCTCCCCATAGAGCCGCTCGCCCAGCCGGCGCACGAACTCGCGCTCCACGAAGTCCAGCCGCTCGTCCTGCGCCGAGACCACGAGGATGCGCTGGGCGCGCCAGCCCTCCTGCTTGACCGCCTCCAGGTCGGTGACCTCGGGCTGCAGGCGGCCCAGGGGGCAACGGTAGTGCTGTGCCGGGATCTTCATGTCACGCCTCCTGGGTCTCGACGGCCCAGGCGAGCAGCGCCAGGGCATCCGCTTCGTTGTCGTCGCTGGGGCTGAAACCGCGGGCCCGGGCGGCGGCGATCATCTCGGCCTTGCCGGCGTTGCCCTTCCCCGTCGCATGTTTCTTGATCGTGCCCACCGGCACGCCCTGGTAGGGGATGCCGTGGTGCTCGCACCAGGCGGTGAGTTGTCCCATGAAGCCGCCGTAGGCGTGCGCGGCATCGACGCCGGCGTGGCGGCGCACCTCCTCGAACACGACGAGGTCGATGCCCTCGGCGCACTGCTTGATCTCGGCGAGCCAGCGCTTGAAGCGAAGAAAGCGCATGCCGCCGCCTTCGAAGCGTTGCGGCTTGAAGGATTCGGCGCCGCTCGTGATGCGTCCTTCGCGGCCCATGAGGGCCCAGCCGGTCTGCGTGCCCAGGTCCAGGGCCAGGATCGTTTGGTTCATCTGTCGCTCCAGTTCGGCGGGTGACAGATGGTGTCCGGTCTGCCGGTTATCTCTTATACGTGCGCGCACGCGCGTATACGGGTTAATCAGCAGACCTGCCCCCATCTGTCACCCGGTTCAGTCCATCGGGTCGTAGTAGCTGCGGTTGTAGGGCTTGGGGCGGGGCATCAGCCCCTTGATGGCGCGCACCCCGCCGTGCAGGCGCGTGCGCTCGAAGCCACGCGAGAGCAGGGTTTCGACGAAGCGCTTGATGGAGCCCACGTACTCGCCGGCCCGCTCGGCCCACTCCCGCCAGTCCGCGTAGAGGTCCGAGGTCGAGACCTTGGCCTCGGAGTGCTGCTCGCAGCGCTCCTCGATCCATTGCCCGAGCGCATCCTCGGCCTCGAAGTACTCCTCGGTGGCCGACACGACGCAGGCGGGCGGCCGCAGGCCTTCGCGCTGCCAGGCGAGGCACCCGGCCACCGCCCAGGCGAGGATGCCGTCGCGCTCGGCGAGCAGCTTCTCGGTGAGCTTGCCGTCGCGCCGCTCGGGCGGGATGGTCACGGTGAAGGGGATGAGGTGCAGCCGCCGCTTCATCGCCTCGTCCACGTTGCGGATGGCGGGCTTGTGGTTGCCGGCGATCACCAGCTTGAACTGCGGCACGTACTCGAAGAAGTCCTGGCGCATGAAGCGCGCCGAGACCTTGTCGCCGCCGGTGATGGCCTTGACCTTCGACTCGTTCCAGCGCCGCCCCTGCTCGGTCTCGATCGAGGCGACGAAGCGCGCCCCGCGCAAGCCTGCCAGATCGGTCGGGTGCCGGTCGCCGCGCGCCTCCATGAAGGTGTCCATGGGGGCGCTCGCCGCGTAGTCGCCGAGTATGGTGGAGACGACGTTCACGAACACGCTCTTGCCGTTCGCGCCGGTGCCGTACAGGAAGAACAGCGCGTGCGCGGACGTGGCGCCGGTCAGGCAGTAGCCGACCATGCGCTGCAGGTAGGCCTGGAGCTCGGCGTCGCCGCCGGTCACGTCGGCGAGGAAGGCGAGCCAGCGCGGGCAATCACTCCGGGGCGTGGCGGTCGCCAGTTTGGTCATGCGGTCACGCCGGTCGTGGGGCTTGAGCCGCCCGGTGGCGAGATCCACCACCCCGCCCGGCGTGTTGAGGGCGAAGAGGTCGGCGTCCCATTCCTCCGAAGTGGAGGCGTGCCTCCGATCGGTGCGGGCGAGCCGCTCGACGCCGCCCACCGTGCTGCTCGCGGCGAGCTTCGCCGCCAGGCGATGCGAGTCGGCCTTGAGCGCCGCCTCGCGGCAGATGGCGCGGATGAGATGATGAACGAGGAGCGTCTCGTCGGCCTGCCAGCGAGCGCCCGTCCACACCAGCCACTTGCCCCAGGCGGCGCAGTAGCGCCAGTCCTCGCTGTAGCGGGCGGTGAAGGTCAGAGCCAGGGCATCGTCGGTCGCCCAGACCGAGGCCTCCTGGGTGGGGAGCCCATCAGCCTTCTTGATGCTCATGCGCGGACCGGTGGCGACGAACCCCGCCGCGTCGAAGCCCTCGACGAGGGCGTCGGCCGCATCCCACCCCTCGGGCTTCTCGTCGGGCGGCAGCAGCACGTCGCACGAGGCGGCACCGGCCGCCAGCGCCGCCTGCGCGGCCGCCATGGCGTAGTCCCAGCCGGGCTTGTCGCGGTCGGGCCAGACGAGCAGCGCCTTGGCCTCGAGCGGCGACCAGTCGGTCTTTTCGACCGGGGCGTTGGCGCCGTGCATCGCGGTGGTGGCGCACAGGCCGACACCGATCAGGGCCTCGGCGCACTTCTCGCCCTCGACCAGCACCACCGTTTCGGCGCGGGCGATGCCCGGCTGGTTGTAGAGCGGGCGCGGCTCGGGCGGCGCCATCTTGCGGCGACGGGCGTCCCACGGCCGGAACTCCTTTTTGCCGCCGGGCGGGTCGTAGCGGTAGACGACGGCGATCAGCCGACCCTCGGCGTCGAGATAGTCCCACTTGGCGGTGGCCGGGCCGAGCTCGTCGACCGGCGCCTCGCGCTTCGCCTTGCGTGCGGGCATCCTGCGGGCGCGGCCGAGCAGCCGGCCCGCCTCCTCCAGCACCCGCGCGAAATCACGGTGCGCATCGAGGCCGAGGTGCGCGGCGATGAGGTCGAACAGGTCCCCGCCGGAGCCCTCGGCCCGGTCGGTCCACAGCCCCGCCTTCTCGCCGGCGAGCACCACCTCCAGGCTGTCGCCCGGGCTGCCCAGCACGTCACCGATGCGGAACTTGCCGTGCCGCTTCTTGCCGGCAGGGAAGAGCGCACCGAGCACGCCTTCCAGATTGCCGAGGAGCTCGGCGCGAATGGCCTCGCGCTCCAGCTCGCGATCGTTTTCCGGGAGAGTCGGCGCGTCGTTGAAGTCGATCATTCAGCCGCCTCCGTTGCGGCCTGGTTGCGATGGCGCGCCGACCAGGCCTCGAGTTCGGAGAGCCGGAAGCGGATGGTCCGCCCGATGCGGTAGAAGGGGATGGCGCGCGCCCGGCGGCTCGCGGGCTTGGTGAAGTAGTAGAGCGGCAGGTTGAGCGCCTGCGCCGCGTGGCGGGAGTCCACCATCGGCTCGACCGCGGGCGGTAGGGGAAGGGGATGTTTCATGATGGGGTTCTCCAGCAGCGGTCAGCCCAGGCGCACATCCGGCACTCGAAGTGCGTCGGCTCGGCGAAAGAGCGCGGCAGCAGCTCGCCGGCATCGGTGGCGGTGATGATCTTCACCGCCCGGTCCGACATGCGCTGGGCCAGGGCCGCATCAAAGGGCACGAGCTCGGCGTAGATCTCCATGGTGTCGGCATTCACCGCCGTGAAGAGCGCCGGCTGCTCGTGCAGTTCGAGATAGGCCTGGTAGAGGGCGATCTGGGCGGCATAGACGGGCTTGGCCACGGCGAGCCGATGCTTCTCCAACTCGCGCCAGGACTTGGCCCCCAGGCACTTGTTCTCCCACAGGCAGGGGTAGGCGAAGCCCTCGGGGCCGCCGACGATCACGCCGTCGGCATGGCCCTGCAGGCGCCCGTCTGCCACCGAGAAGCCGAACTGGCCGCCCTCGCGGTCGCGGGTGCGCAGGTCAAAGCCGGCCGCACGCAGCCAGGCGACCATGCTGTCCTCGATGACGTGGCCGCGCTCGAAGATGCGCAGCATCCGGCCTTCGATCTCGCGGCCGTAGTCGACCGGCGCCTGCGCATACTCGTACTGCAAGGCGCGTTCGCAGGCCACGCCGAGACGCGACGCCCCGAGGTACTGGCGTTCGGACTGGCGGGCGCCAGCCCGTTGCATCCCGGCGTCGATCAGGGCGGTGACCTGACCGGAAATGCTCGATGAGGAGTTGAAGTCGATCATGGCTTCGCCTCCCAAGGCAGGTCGTCCTCCAAGTCGGCGAAGGGGTTGGCCATCGGGTCGGGAGTCGGAGTCATGCCGCGCACCGGTGGAAATGTGGTTTCCTCGTGGTGTTCGACCATCGCCTTGGTGTAACAGGTGACGATGGCATCGATCACCCGCAGTGCCTCGGCTTCCGAATAGGCTCCGAGCGGCTTGTCGAAGCCGATCTCTCCTGCCGCTTCACCGAATGACCGGAGGCACTTCTTCATTGCCGCCAGTTCGACATCAGAAGGATCGATCATGGCGACCTCCTTGATGCCGATGTGACCTTCCTTGACTCGTAGCCAGTTGCCGTACAGCGCGTGAAACGCATCCTGGCAACGGCGCGAGCAGAACACCCAGTCGAGCACGTAGCGGCGCGGATCGGCGATCTTGAATCGACCGTCCATATGGCCGTAGCCGCGCGCTTGTCGTTTGCAGACCCAGCATTTCACGCCTCCTCCTCGAGTTCATCGAGCAGCAGCCCGAGCTGGAGTGCTGCCCCGGAAAAAGCAGCCTCGCAGCGGCGCTTGAAGTCGGCGTAGCTCATCGAGCTGCGCGCGATGGCCGTGACTGCGTGAATCTGTGATTCCAGATGCGCGAGACCCTGTTCGGTCAGCCACTGGTGGTGCTTCTGTGAGATGCCCTTGCGGTTGCGGATCTCGCCCAGCAAGTCATCCGGCAAGACCGGGCCATAGACCCAGCGCAGCGTGATCTGGCCGACGACATGCGGCGGGTTCTGTTCGTGCCCTTGGTACTTCCAGCCGAACAGCCGGTAGATGGCGCGGTAGTAGTCCGGGTGAAAGCGGCGCTCCCACGACCCGCAGGACTGGCGCAGCAATTTCGAGATCAGCTCCTGCAACGCATCGGGTGCGCGGTGGTGCTGATAGCCGGTGGCCTCGTCAATCAGCGCGACCTCGCCAGTAGTGGCGAGTGCGCGCATGATCGTCAGACAGTTTCCAACGATCCCTTGACGGGCGCGATGCAACGTACCCGCGATGGCAGCGTTCACCACGGCGGAGGCGACGTCGGCGATGATGCCTGCGGGGAAGAATTGCGTCTGACGCCCCGATGGCAGCAAAATCGGCCCGGATGATTTTTCCAATAACGACAATGAGTTAGGCGCCAATTCAGCCAAAAACCGGGTAAAACGGCCACCCTTGTGCGATTCGTGGAAACCGAGCAGCTTGGCGAGCTCCTTGCGGACATAGCCGCGCTCACCGTTGGTGAGTACGACCGCTTCGCACTCGAGGTCGCCGAAATGCACGACGCCGTAGTGGCTGGCCGTGAGGATGGATGCATTCATGGCGACCTCCCTCACTGAGCCCAGGACGGTTTGCCCGTCACGGGTGCGCGTTGCGTGGCCGGTGCCTGATATGCGGGCGCTGCCTGCGCCGGAGCGCCCGAAGTGCCGCCACCGGTCTTGGCCTTGGGCGGCACACCCATGAGCTTGGCGTACTCGGGGTGGTCGGGTTCGACCGCGAGCTTGATGACGTTGCGGTCCTGGCCCTTGGCGTCCTTCTCGACATCGACTCGGACGAGGAACTCGATGCCGTCCAGTTCATGGAAACCCTGGATGCGGCGCGCGGCGGCGGCCTGCGGGCTGTTGTCCTGCGGGTGGACGTTGCGCGCGCTGTTGAGCACGGCACGGATGAAGCTGCGTCCCATCTGGCCCCAGGTCGGGCCCTTCTTGGAGTAGAGGCCGATGTTCGACCACATCTTGCGCTTGGCATGCTCACCAGCGGTCACGACGAACTCGGCGGCGAGGTAGATCGAGCCGGTCTCGAAGGATTCGGTGGCGTAGCCGCCGCCCCAGCCTTGCGACGGGTCGTCATAACCACCGGGCTTGAGGGTCATGCGCACAGGGACGATAGTGCCCTTGGGGATGAGGTCGAAGCCTTGCTGCTGTTCGGCGTCGTTGAAGTCGTTCCAGTTCTGCGTGGTCACGGCAATTACTCCTGAGATTCGTGGGATTGGGGAATGGTGGCGCTGGCGGGCACGGGCGCGCCCGCGCACTTAGCGATCAGGGCGCCGAGATGCGGTGGTTCCAGCAGGTCGAGGCGACCGCTGCGGTCTTTGGCCGGGTAGCCGTAGGGATTGACGGTGTGCGTGACGAAGGCGCGGTAGGCGCTGCCGTCGTCGGCCTTGATCTCGGCCAGTGTCACGACCTCGTCGACGATGCCGGGCAGTTCGAGGCTGGTCTTGCTGCCCTCGATCTGCGGCACGAATACCTTGCGGTTGTAGTCATCGAGCCGTTCGTCGAGGATCGCTACGAACACCACGTTCTTCCCTCGCGCATGCTGCAGGTGGGTCAAGGCGCTGATCATTTCCTGGCCGAGCAGCCCATAGGCCGCACGCAGATCGGGCTTGCCGGTTCGGTCGCTGACCGCACCCGGTTGCGTCTTGCACCACGCAAAGCACTGGCGCGAGAGCTGCGTGATCGAGTCGAGGAAGAAAGTCTGGTAACGGTCGAGCTGGGACGGATCGCCAAACTTCTCTACGACGTGATCGTAGTGCGCCTGCGAGAACGCCGCTTCCTGCGGCAGCGACTTGTCCGGTCCTGCGAGGAACACGAAGAAGTCGCGGCTCTCGGGCCAGGACGCCGGGCGGATGGTGTCGACCGGGTGGTCGGCAATCGCCAGATCCCCCGCCTCGACGTCGATGAAAAGCGTAGTGGCTGGGTCGAGATCCTTGATGCGGGTAGTCTTGCCGATGCCCGATTTACCCAGCATCAGCAGCTTCACGCCCTTGCGTTCGGCCATCCGCTCAATGGCGGACACGATGGGGAGCTTTTTCATGCTGCACCCCCATCGAGCGTCAGGGTGATGACCGGCTTGCCTTCTTCAACCGTGCGCGCAGCGGCGAACTGTTGTTGCAGCGTCTGTGGCCAGTTCGTGTACCGAGACTCGGACACCGACAGCTTGACGTCGATGTAGTCCTCGACCTTGTCGCCCGATGCCACTATGCGCCCGGCCATTTCCTCCAGGATCGTCTGGTTCCAGCTCACCTTCTTGGGCAACTCGAACTTGACGTGTAACGGCCCGTCGCTGATATGGGCTGTGCCGAAATCACGACCGGATTCTCGCAATGCGGCGCGGGCCTGCTCCCCGAAGCGCTGTGCCTTGGCGGCATCCAGCTTGGTGCGCAGTTTTTTGAGGTAGGCGATGGCCTCGTCGACGTGGCCTTCGGATTCAATGAAGTCACGAATCGGCAAGGACGCCAGTTGGGCGACCGTCATGCTGGCGAGGTCTGCGGGATAGTGGGTCAGTTCTTTCATGGCCGCCTCCTCAACCTGTGACACGTTCGGAGGTCGATACGTAGAGGTGGCGTTTCTCGTAATCGAGCACGCCGTTCTCGCCGTCGAGGGGATAGGCCACTTTCTTCGAGAACTTATTGAAGACCGGCCCGCGGCCAAGACCACGCCAGCGCGTGAGCGTCTTGGGGGACATGCCCCAGCGGCTGGCCAGCTCGGCTTCGCTCAGAAAGCGGCGCTCGGATAGCGCCGAGGATTGAGGGGTGGGAATCGAGCTGAACCCGACACCGGAATTGAGGCCCGGTTTGCCACCGAAGCCTGGGGACATTGCCATTGAATAGGCCATTGCTTTGCTCCTTTCCCGTTCAGGGATTGGGGCGTGAGCGGTGGCCAGTCCTGCACTGGCCGTTGACGCCGTTTCACGCCTTCATCGGGGAAGGCGCTACATCCGGCGTAGCAACAGCTACATTTGGCGTAGCGGAATTTTTTTGCTCGGCCCTCCGCTAGCCGAGTGACGCGATCAACCGGCGTTGCTCATCCCAGTCGAAGGGCACCTTGGCCCGCAGGATGGCTTCCAGCGACACCGTCCGAGGGAGTTTTCCTTCGTAGGCGGCCTGGATGATGTCCGGGGCGAGAAGCGCCAGTCGCAGCAGTTCGTTGATCGTGGAGCGGTGGACGCCCTCGCGCTCGGCGATTTCCATCGTCGATGCCACTGCCCCACTGTCGAGCAGCTGTTGCCAGTAGATGCCTCGCCCCAGCGCCTTGAGCAGAGGCTGATCCTGCTCGGGGGCGAGTACGGGTGACGCGGTGACGGCAACCGGCTGGCTGACGCCATCGGGAGCGACGATCACCTTCTTGATACCCCGTTTCTTGAAGTGGAAGGGCACGAAGGTAGTGATCCGCACGCCACCGCCCTCTAGTGGATGGCGGCGTTCGTGTGGTTTGCCGTCGCTGATCAGCTTTTTGGACGAGCGGTTCATGACGTCACCTCCATTTGCAGCAGCTCGCCACCGATGGTGTCCGGGCTCAGTTCTCCGGCCAGTTCCCGCCATCCGGACTCACGCCAGATGATGTCGACGCCGTCGGAGAGCAGCTGGACACGCTCGATCAAGAGATTGACCAGTCGCACCTGCTCGGCAGGGAATAGTTGCTTCCAAACCTCGCCGAGGCGGCGCATCGCCAGAACCACGGTCGGTTCGTCGATCCCTGGGTATTTGTCGCAGACGGCATTCCATACCCCTTGGATGCTCTCCGGTGCCTGGAGCGAGCCCACCAGCAGATTCACCACCACCTCCTCGATTTGGTCGGCCGGAATCATCCCGGTGGCGCTGCTGCGGTAGCCGTACCGCTTGTCCGCCTTGGGGATGTAGTAGCGGTATTTCTTCCCCGATGGCTTCTTGCTGTAGGTGATGTGGTACTTGCAGCCGTCAGGCCCGTACATCAACCCGCGCAGTAGAGCGTCAGTCTTGTGCTTGGTTTGGGTGTGCCCCATCCGCTCCCAACTGTCTTCCGCGAGGATGGCCTGCACCCGATCCCAAAGCTGCCGTGAGATGATTGGCTCGTGCTGGCCGGCATAGATCGTGCCCTTATGCCGGATTTCCCCGACGTAGATCGGGTTGCGCAGCGTTTTGGAGATGTACTTTTTGTCCATGGGCGTGCCGTTGCGGTAGCCGCCCGTCTTCAGACGAATCGGTTTCGTGGTCAGCCCCTCGGCCGCCATTTCCCGGCATACGTCGGTGACGGATCTGGTTTCCGTGAATCGTTGAAAAATACGCCGGATGATTTCCGCGTCCTTTTCGACGATGATCAGCTTGCGATCCTTTACCTCGTAGCCGAGAGGCGTGTAGCCACCCATCCAGATGCCCTTGCGCTTGCTGGCGGCTATCTTGTCGCGGATGCGCTCCCCGGTGACCTCTCGTTCGAACTGTGCGAAGGACAGCAGAATATTGAGCATCAGCCGCCCCATCGAGGTGGTGGTGTTGAACTGCTGCGTCACCGACACAAACGACACCTTGTGCCGTTCGAACACTTCCACGAGCTTGGCGAAGTCGGTCAGGCTGCGCGTCAGGCGGTCGATCTTGTAGACCACCACGATGTCGATCTGGTCGGCGACGATATCGGCCATCAGGCGCTTCAAGGCCGGGCGTTCCATGTTGCCACCGGAGTAGCCGCCGTCGTCGTAGTCGTCACCCACCGGCATCCAGCCCTCGGCGCGCTGACTCACGATGTAGGCATGGCCCGCCTCGCGCTGAGCATCGAGGGAGTTAAAGGACTGGTCGAGACGCTCATCCGTAGAAACGCGCGTGTAGACGGCGCAGCGTTTTTTGGTCACGACGGCGTTCATTTCGCGCCTCGCTTTGAATTTCCCTTGATGATTCCGAAGAACAGCGGCCCAGACCATTGGGTGCCAGTGATGTGGCGGGCTACGGCTGACAGACTTTTATAGCGGCGGCCCTCGTACTCAAAGGTGCCGTCGGCCTGCGCCGTCACACGGTGCTCACGACTGTCGAACTCGCGCACCAGCACCGTGCCGGGCACGACCTGGACCTCGACGCCGCGCTGGGTTTTGATGTTCGACAGGGCTTCGCCGATGCGGGCCATTTGCGTCTGCACGGCTAGCTTGGTATTCAGCGCCTCCTCCTGAATCTTGTAGGCAACACGGCCCTCAACGTAGGCGCGGTTATGGTGGTGCGGGCGACGCGGGAAATACTTGTCCCAAAGCGCCCACAGATCGTTCATGGGCAGCTTGGGCAGATTGGCTATTTGCGCTGCCAGGGTCGGGCCGGTTATCGGGATATTCATTTGCAAACTCCTTCTGTAGAGGGGTTTGTATGAACGCGCTCGGGTGGCGAGAAGCCAAGTGAAATATCGCTGTCGCCAGGGCGTGTGGAATGCAGGCGGGCTATGGCGGCTGCGATGATTTCTGCGGCCTCACGCGCCCTCTGTCGTGGAGACATCAATTCAGGGAGAGTTTGTTCGACGGTCATTTCGGCATCCAGTAAAGTAATCAGACCGTCACGAAGAATATGCGCCCAAGGCGGTCGGAGTATCCCGTTTTGGAGCGCATCAGCTGGGGTGAGCGAGATTACGAACAAATTCTTGATGGCATTTCTGGTCGCTCTCGCGGCGGGCAGTGCAGGTGCCGAAACAATCAGTGGCAAGGTGATCGGCGTCTCCGATGGCGACACGATCACCGTGCTCGACGCCGAAAGGACTCAATACAAGATCCGGGTGGCTGGGATCGACGCGCCGGAGAAGGCGCAACCCTTCGGCCAGCGGGCAAAAGAGTCCTTGTCCACTTTGGTTTTTGGGGAGGGAGGTCGATGTCCTGTGGCGCAAGCGTGACCGCTACCAGCGGATCATTGGCAAGGTGATGGTGGCCGAACAGACATGCCAATCGCCGTCATGCCCGAAGACGGTGGATGCCGGCCTCGTGCAGATCACGAGCGGCCTTGCGTGGTGGTACCGAAAGCACGCATCAGAGCAAACCGTCGAGGATGCACAAGGCTACGAGACGGCGGAGCGGAAGGCGCGAGCACGGCGGATCGGGCTTTGGTCAGAAGGCCAGCCAGTCCGCCTTGGGACTGGCGTCACACCTCACGCCAGTAGGGCCGCAAAGCCGCAGTTTTAGCGGAGTCGCTTCAATTGACCTGATTTATATCAGGTCATATATTTACGCATCGGTGGGAGCAATGCCATGAGCAAGAAAAAGACCGAGGGCATTACCGAACCGCAGGCAAAAACGCTGCGGGTCATCTGCGGCATCCTCGATAGCAAGGGCCTGCCGCCCACCGTCAAGGAACTGGCCGAGGCGCTAGGCATCAGCCACGCCAGCGCCCACGAACAGATCGCGCAGCTGGTACGCAAGGGGTATTTGAGGAAAGAGGAAAAAAAAGCACGCAGCATCGTCGTCGTGAAGCGCAACGAGTGACTGCAATGCACTGATTTCAATAAGGGGAGTCCTGGATGGGGCATGTTCGGCTTGGGCTGTTACCAAGAACGAGGGCGTGGAAGGAAGTCGTCGGGCTAATCGCCGCCGGTGCCGACGTCTCCCAGATCGCCAATGCCACCATCACTGCTGCGGAAAAGGCCTTCTCCTCCGTAATGAAGGATGTGGGCTACACCGAGGCAGTCTGGTTGATGACCCAGATGGCGATTGCCGCCAAGAAGCCCGACATCCATCAGCACCTCGCAGCGGTGGGGATCCATCTCCCCGCTGAACCGTCACTTATCGACGTGACCACGGCGATCACCGAGGCACTGGATCGCCGTGTGGAGGGCAACGGCCAACGCTCCGATCTGGGCAACCTTGCCAATCGGGCCATCGTTGGTGCCGTCAACGATGTTTTGTCGCCCAAACTCCATTCGCTGTTTTCTTCCGATCCAGACACGATGCGGGCAGCCCTTGCAAACTTGGGCAAGCCGAAGGAATTCGGCGAGTTTTCACGGCGCTTCTTTGCGAGACTGGCCAACGAGGGGCTTCAGTACTTTCTGAGCAAGGTCATAAACACCCAGCTTGGCGAAGGGATGCGCTTTGCATCGATGAATCAGTCTGCCCAATTCAATGCGGCATTGGAAACACATACCCGAGAGGCGTCCGTCATCGTCGAAAAATTTTCGAGCGAGTGGTTTTCCAAGCACCGGTTTCATGAGGGCGGCGATATTTCCAGAAAATCGTCGGATGGATTCGCAGGCTATGCCCTGAAAAAGATGAAGGACGAATTGAAGGCGGGGGCGCGTAGCGATGCAAGATAAGCGATACGTTCTGTGCGGCAACGCGTCCGCCAAAGGCATCAGCGAAGATCCCTCGCGCGATCTGCGCCTGCGTCTCTCGGGAAAAGCGGGGCACGGCAACATCACCCTGCGCATCGAGGATGTCCACAGCAAGCTGTTTCGTGGCGTGCCGCCGCTGTTCCACGACCTACTGGAGATCGCCACCTACGTATACAGCGCCGACCAGGTGGTCAGACGCGGCGCAGATGATGTTGACAACTTCGGTGATGCCTGGCGACGCGACCTACACTTCGTGATTCCAGTCCGCAACCCGGATTTTTGGAACAGCGCGCAGGTAAATGAGACGCTGTGTTCGACACTCGGATTTTTGTCAGACGACCAGTACCGGTTCGATTTCGTCAAACTTGACCAGGATCACCAGTTCCAGGATTACCTTGAGTTCAACGACACTCAGCAGATGTACGGTATGCCGGAGCAGGTGGTGATGTTTTCTGGCGGGCTGGACTCACTGGCGGGTGCCATTGATGAAGTTGTGAACCAGAAGAGGCGCGTGCTTCTGGTCACTCACAAGTCAACCTCGAAGCTCAACAAGCGCCACCGCACGCTCGAAGAGATGCTCGTTGAGAAAGCGGGCGACAACGCGCCGCATCGCATCAGCGTCCGCGTTCATAAGACCAAGGAGCTGAACCACGAATACACACAGCGCAGCCGGTCATTCCTGTACGTCTCCCTCGGCGCGACGATTGCCAGGATGCTTGGCCTTACGAGCGTGCGCTTTTACGAAAACGGCGTCATCAGCCTCAACCTGCCGGTGTGCGCCCAAGTGGTCGGCGGCCGCGCCACAAGGACGACGCACCCCAGGGTGATGAAGGGTTTTCAAGACCTCCTCTCGCTGATAGCGGGTGAAACCTTCACCGTCGAGAACCCGTACATATGGAAAACCAAGGCCGACGTGGTCAAGGTCATCATGGATGCGGGCTGCCACGACCTGATCAAGCATTCGATGACCTGTACGCACACCTGGGAGATGACGAACCAGCACACCCATTGCGGGGCCTGCTCCCAGTGCATTGACCGGCGCTTTGCCATCCTATCCGCCAAGGCAGATCAATATGATCCGGTCGAGCACTACAAGTTTGACGTGTTTACCCAAAGTCGGGACAAAGGCGAGGACAAGATCATGGCGGCGGCCTATCTGGAGCGCGCCAACCAAGTGAAAGGCCTGACCGACGTAGCGCAGTTCATCAGCAGCTACCCGGACGTTGGCAGGGTATTCAAGTACCTCAACTACAGCAGTCTAGGGCCAGCAGCGCAGCGAGTGTTCGATCTCTATAAGCGCCACGCTAACGAAGTGATGGGAGCGCTGGACGAACTGCTCAGCCGTCATCGCACCGCGATTCGTGAGCGGACGCTGCCCGGAGATTGCCTGCTTCAAACGGTTTACCAGGCGAATTCCGTGATTTCAATACCCGCCGTGGTCTCAGCAGAAAAGCAGCCGGAGAACTTCTTCCGCAAGCGCGGTGCAGTTTGGGAGGCGCGATTCCAGGGTCGCAATACCATCTGCCTGCTCAACGTAGACAAGGGCGCGGAGTACATCAACCTCCTGCTGGCATTTCCGGATCGTGAGGCGTCGGTGTATGAGATTGCCTGCGGAAGCGCAGTCAACGCTATTGATCTACCTTCTCATTCTGGCGTAGCACCTGAAGATATCGAAGAGGGGTTCCAAGTGACACAAGGCGTCCCTCTAGGAGATGCTGGAGACGTTGCGGACAGACGGGCTCTGAATGAGTGCAAGCAGCGGGCGCAGGAATTGTTCGGTGAGATGGAGGACGCGCGTGAGCTTGGTGACCATGCCCGCATCGAGGAGATCGAAACGGAGATGGCTGCCTTGGTCAAGTTCATTGAGAGTGGCAAGGGCCTCGGCGGGCGGCAACGCAAAGCCGGGGACAAGCGCAAGAACGTCCGAGATGCCTTCCGAAACGCCGTTGACCGGGCCATCAAGCAAATCGAGAAGTACGACAAGCCGTTGGCGCAGCACCTCAAAGACACGATCAAGATTAGTAACGAGGTTGTCTATCGGCCCGGGATTCCCATCACTTGGGATGTCCGCCCCATCGTTAACGGGTAG